CTGTTCCCAGACGTGATCGCGGTCTCGTCCGACCCGCCCTCGAACGTGTTGCTGAGCGGGAGCGCCATCTCAGAGTCCCAGCATCGCCCTGGTGCAGTAGTCGACGCCGGTCGGGCTGATCCCCTCGTATACGACGCCGTTGAACCCCGAGCCGGCCGGGAACGTGGCGGTCCTGTTGGGCGCCGTCCCGATCGCCGTCCACTGTAGAGACGAACCGTAGAACAGATACAGGGACGACCCGGTCTGCCACGTCCACGACGCGTTCGGGCTTCCCTGCTGCAACGAGTAGACGTCGGTGAAGTTGACGACGATGTTGCGGATGTCCTGGATGATGTCGGCACCGCCGCCGGTCAGACCGGGCACGTCGCGGAAGTTCACGCGGGTCGCGTTCACCGTGTACCCCGCGGCAAAGTAGTCGTTCAGCATCCAGCACTTACCGGGGTCGCCGCTGGCGAAGTGCCCCTTGTAGAACGTGCACTCGCCGAACTCGATAGTCCCGAGAGGTCCCTGCATCTGGAAGCCGTCGCTGTGCTCGGTCGAGGGGTCGCTGGTGATCGCCCCGTTGTAGAGCGCGGCCGACTCCACGCGGCACCGTTGGTAGGTGACCTTCGTTGCGCCGTTCTGCGTGTAGCCGGTGGATACGCCGTACGTGAGGCCGTCGAGCATCCGCGGCCCCGTGATAAGCGCGCCCGTCAGGGAACAGTGCTCCGCGGGTGCGGCGGTGCCCGACAGCGGGCGGTACCCGAATCCGCGCCGCGTGTACGCGTTGCTCGAGGTGGCGGCGATCGTCACCTCCACGTACAGGTTCTTCGTGTGTACCCGCTGCCCCGGCCGGGTGTAGATCGTGAGTGCCCTGTCGCGTTTCACCCATCCGAGGTCGATCAGGTAGTCGGCTGAGGTCGGGAGCGTGTAGCTGTCGGTACCCACTGGGATGTTCGTCGTCGTCAGCGTGACGTAGCCGGCTCGCAGGCTTGCTTCCGCGAACGGAAGCGTCGACGTCGGCGGCGTGTACGGAGGGAACGCGCCTCGAGGGCCGCGCGGGCCGACCTTCTGCAACACCGTCGGGTAGTCGCGCCGCGGCATCAGACGTATTTGAAGTAGGACACCTGGACGGTGGCGGTGCCGGTCACGCCGAGCAGCTTCAGACCGGCCAGGTTGTCGACGTACGTGATGGCGTCGCCCGCGGCGAGGAAGTGGCCGACCGACGCGGTGGGCGTCGTCCCGTCGAACGTGAACCTGATCCCGGTCGCGGCGCCTCCCGTGTCCACCGACAGCCACGCGTGGGTGGCGCCCGACGGAACGGTGAGCGTGACGGGCGTGCCGGTGCCGACGGACAGGTTGTGTTGCGAGCCGGCGACGACCGTTGACGCGGCCGGCGCGACGTCGACCTGCTGCCAATGCCCAGTGGCGCCGGAGTCACGCGTCGCGATCGTGGTCGCGTTCGGCAGAGCTCCGGTTCCCGAGTTGGTGGTGGTGATGTTGTCAGCCACATCGTCTCCTTTACGGGATCGTCGGGTAGGGGGCGCCGACCGCTCGCCCGACGTCGCACACGTCAATGAGTGCGCGTCCGAACGCCGTCAGCATCTGAGGTCGGGTGCCGCCTGCGGCGTAGTCCTTCAGCCGCTGGTACTCGCCGGGATTCTGTGTCCGCCACTTCGCGTACAGCGCGGACGCCCCCATGTCCGTCCAGAACTGCTGCAGGTAGACGGACGCCGACCCGGTCGTCTGCGTCTGCGGCGGGCTGATCGTCAGCAGCGGCGTCATCTACTTGTAGAACACCGTCACGGCGACGTCGTTGGCGGTCGGAGCGGCTGTGTCGGAGTCCGCCACTCCGGTCGTGCAGGCGACGGTGATGGCGGTGCTGTGCGCGATGCCGTGAGGAATGAACACATGCCCTGCCGACGACGGCGGCAGCCCGATCTTCCAGAGCGTCGCCGTCGAGCCGACGGTCACCGACGCGGCCGTCGCGTTGTACCACTTCAGGTAGCGGAACGACGTCGCGACGTTGTGGAACGTGTACCCGTACACCTGGCCTGCCGTGCTCTTGACTTCCTCCTCGGTCTCGTCCAGGTCGTCGGTGCTCTTGAACGTCGTGAGCCCGCCGGTCGTTTCCGGACGGTGGACGGTCGCGAGCCCGTCCGTTGTGGCCGGAATGACCGTCGCCGACCCGTCCGTCGACACGGCGAGTTTGATGATCTGGACGTGTCCGCCTGCGCCGGCGTCGTCGGTCGCGATCGTTGTGCCCGACCCTGCGGTGATCGCTACGTTGTCAGCCATCTGCGCGCCTCCTAGACGATGTCGAACACGCCCGAGGCGTGCGGGGTTATGAGCACGTCCGACCCGTTGGTCGCCAGCGACATCGGCGAGCCGCCCTGGTCCTGGTCGATGTGGCAGATCAGGATCGCCGACGCGTCCGACGCGTTGTACTTGTAGTAGACGACGTCGGTGATCGTGTTCCCGGCAGGAACGGACGTGATCGTCTTGTTGTCGTGGTCGAACACGCCGCCCGTGACCGTCGGATTCGCGACGGCCGATGACGCTCGAGCGATCTCCGTGCTCGACCCGGTGACGTCGTTCAGGTAGTCGTGCGCCGAGTTGTACGTGTACCCGTTGAGCAGGATCATGCGGATGTCGTCGGTGTTCATGTCGACGTGGTAGACGCTGTCGTCGTCGAGTAGCCCGACGGCGAATGACGGGTAGATGTTCATGCGAGCCCTCCGAGTGCGGTGACGTTGCGGCGGCCGTCGAGCGCGAGCTCGCGTTTGACGATGCGGGCGAGTTCCTGCGCGGCCCCTGGCCCCATGAAGCCGTTGTTGACGTAGACGTTCACGATGGGGGAGCCGCCGGCCGTCGGGGACGCTGTGAGGCTGCCGCCGGCTGTTATGGCGTGGTTCGGGATGATGGTGCCGCCGACGGTCGGGACGAACAGTTCGGGGCCGCGCTCGCCGACGACGTACGCGGAGCCGGCAGCCACCGGCCCGCCCGCTGCCAGTCCGGGGATCGCGCCGATCGCGCCGCCGATCGCGCCGCCGATCCCCGACAGCGCGTCCTTCAGCCTGCCTGCGAGCTTGATGAGCTCGCGGATCGCCCCGACGAGACTCTGTGCGAGAGCCACCACCGGGCTCAACAGATCGGCGAGCAGCGCCATCGGCCCACGCAGCGCCTGCGTGACCTCTTTGAACACCTTGGCCATGTTCTGACCCACCCACTTGACGCCCTTGATGACAGCCTCGATCGCCGCGGACACCTTGTCGATCGCGGTGATCGCGACGCCGAGCACCTCGGGCAGCACCGTCATCATCGCCGGCTTCAGGATCGGCAGCACAACGTTGTTGACAAGGAACTGCATCACCGTCGAGATCGCCTTCACCGCTGTTTTCACCCTGTCCAGGATCCGCTCGATCGCGGGGCCGTTCTCGTCAAACACTTTCTTGACGGCCGTCCACACGATCCCGGCGACCGTCTTCATCGTGTTGAACGCCGGCACAAGGTTCGCGTTGATGACCGTGCCGATCGCGCCGAGCACCCGGTGGATCGTGCCGGAATGCTGATCGAAGAACGCGCTGATCTTCGGCAGCTGGTCGGCCGCCCACTTCAGGACGCTGTTGTAGGCGGGCAGCAACTTCTTCCCGATCGACTCCTGCACGTTCTCGAACGACACGCGGATCTTGTCCTGCGCCCCAGCCGTTGTGTTCCCGTACGCCTGCGCCTGACCGGCGAACGTCTGCTGCGCCGACGCCAACGCCGCCGTCACCGACGCGCCCTTCTCCACCTCCACGCCATACCGTTTCAGGATCCCCGTGTTCCCCGCCATCGCCTTCGCGACGATGTCCGCGGCCTTGCTCACCTCGATGTTCCTCGCGCGCGCCAAGTCCGCGACGAGCGTCATCTGCTTCATCGCCTCGCCGGCGTCACCCGACGCGCGCACGAGCTTCGTGAACCCGCTCGTAAGATCCTCGTCGTCTAGGCCGGACATCGTCGAGAGCTTCGTGATCGTCTGGTCGATCGCGGCGCCATAGGTGTCCATGCTCTGCCCGGACGCACGCATCTGCGTCTCGAGTTGCGCCTGCACCCTCTCCGCTTCGATCGCGGCGTCCGCGACCTTCTTCGTCACGACCGCGACGCCGGCGGCGGCGATCGTCGCGACACCGGCGGCTTTCGCGATCGTCCCGAACGACTTGCCGAACTTCGAGCCCGCGTCCGAACTGCGGCCGAACGCCTTTTCCAGCGACCGGCTGTCACCGATGATCTCGACTTCCAGCCTGCGGCTCGCCATCTAGCTCTTCCCCTTCGGGATCGCCGACACGCACGCGTTCAGCTGCGCCGGCGTCATGTCGCCGATATCGCTCGGACGGATATGGAACCAGTGGCCTATGTCGGGCCTCCAGTAAGACTCGGGGCGTTCTCCGGGAGGCCCGAATCGTGATTCGAACTGTCGCCAGAACTTCCGTTCTTCGACGCGACGGCGTCCTCGGATGCCGGCTGCTCTGGCGTTACCGCCGGGGGGACCGCATCGGCCTCCTCGTCGTCGGTGACCGTGATCGAGCCGACAGGCGCATCCCACAGCGCCGCCACCTCGGGCGACGTCCACGGCGTCCGCCCGACGATCCTCCCGGCCCGCATCAGCGCCACCATCCCGAGCGCCATCAGCATGTCGTTGTCCCTCCGCGCGAAAGCGTCCGCGAAGTCGCCGGCGGCGAGTCCGCAGAGCCGCTTGATCGCGTGAAGCTCGAAGTTCGTGAACCCGGCCGAGTCGAGCTCGTACTCGCCGTCCAACTCGGCCCGGACCTCCGCGATCACCACAGACGGCATCTCGTCAGACCTCCCATCAGTAGAACTCGTTTCGGGCGGCGAGCCGGTCGATCATTCCGGCCAGCGCGTCCTCGACGTCGTCGCTCTTTCGTTCCAACGCGGGGATCAGCGCGCGGCCGATCTGCATCCGGCCGAATTCCGGATGCTTACCCGTCGTCCGCCGCTTCGACTGTTCGACCGCGACACCGCGGCTTCGTACCCGCACCCGGTATCCGGCCGCCGACCGCGCGCTGACCGGCGCGAACAGCCGTTGCGCCTCAAGCCGTACCGGCTCCGCCGCCTCCTTCAACTCGCGCCTGACTTCCTTCGGCAGATCGCCGCCCATCTTGCGAAAGTCGCGCTGTAAGTCCCTAAGCCCCCGAACTCTGACCGTCGACTCGGCCATCACGTGCGGTTGGTTCCCTTTCCGCGGGCTTGCACAATGCTGATGCTGCCCTCGCCTTCGAAAAGGCCAGCGGCCCAGGCTGTCTCGGCTTCCGTCATTGTCTTGGAAGCCCTATCGGACGTATCCGACGAGACTACGCGGTGGGGTACGTCATTCCGCTTTGGCTGGCATTCACAAACTCGGCGGTGATCTCGGACGGCTCGCCGACGTCGCCGTCGAGCATGTTGTACGTCATCAGCAGCGCCGACAGCAGCGCCGCCGGGTTAGTCGCCGACCTCGCCGCCGACGTCGCGCGCACCTCAATGTTGACCGGGGTTGTGGAACCGATCAGCGGCTGCAGCGTCGCGTGCACCTTGCCGGCGGCGAAGTCCTGGAAGAACGTCACGGAGATCGACGCGTCCCCGAGCCCTTTCGCGACCGCCTTCGACGTGGCACCGAAGGCGGTGATGTCCTTCGATTCGCGGTTGTCGACGACGGTGACGGAGTTTGCGTGGTCGGACAGCGTGACGCCGTTCACGATGATGAGCGCGTCGGTGAGAGTGAAGATCGCCATGCGTTACCCCTTATCGGACTCTGGTGGACGGGATCTCGGCTTCCGCTTCGGCTTCGGCTGCTCGACGGGTTCCGGGTCGACGCGCTCGAGGTGCGCGCCGAGCAGGAGCTCCTCCTGCCCTTTGGGGATCGCGGCGGCGAACACCTCGCCGGGCTGCGCGCCGAGCACGACGGATTCCCCGATCACCCGGTAGTCGCGCGGCACGATCTCGATCAGCCCCGACGCGAGGTTCGCGGACTCCTCCTCAACGGTGAAGTCCTTGTCGAACTCGTCGCCCTGCCCATAGGAGCCGTCCTCGGTGTGAACGACGAGCGGCAGCAGCACCCGGTATCGGTTCACGGCTGCCCGAGCTTGAAGATCCCCGATGTCACCGACGTCGTGAACGAGTGGGTGACGGTCGCCAGCCCGGTCGAAGGGTCGGCGAAGAAGTTCGCGGGGAACGGGCCTATCATCCGCTCCTGCCCGTTCGTGACGGACACCGACACGTCGCTGATCGTCAGTCCGGGCGGGTCGCCTTGCAGCACCTGGATCACGCAGGTGTCCGCGGAGCCGCCGGCGTTCTTGACGTGAATGAACGTCTGCGAGTCGGGCGTGAACGTGTCGGACGCAGCGACCGCCGAGTAGGACGGGGTGACGCCCGAGCGGCTGATGTTCTGCGTGGTGAGTAGAGCCATGCTTGAGTTCTCCTATCGGGCTTAGTCGTAGACGAGGACTTGGAAGCGGGCGGTCATCATTTCGGTGTTATCCACGACGACGCGGCCGTACTCCGTCAGCTCCTGCACGACGAGGGATTGGGCGATGCCGCCGAGCGTCTGGTCGGACTCCAATGCCTGCCGGATCACGCCCGAGTCGACGAACTCGTCCAGCCGCCTCTGCGCCGCCTCATCCAGCCCGGACGCGACGTACGCCTGCACGAGAAACGTGTGATGCTCGAGGCCGTTCCCGAACGTGCGGTGGTACTCGACGCGGGCGGGGAGGATGTCGATCGCCGGGGGCGTCGGCTTCGCCAGCACGTACGGGGACACTTGAACGTCGCTGCTGATCGTTCGTAGGTTCGCGGCGAGCCCCTCCCGCAACTGCGCCAGCGTTGCCATGTTAGGCGACGAGCACCCGCCGGCAGAACGGCTGCAGCATGTCCTCTACGTCAGGGTCGATCGTCATCATCCGAACGACCGCACCGTCTAAGCCGAACCCGACGACGCCTGTGGGGGACTCCCGGATCCGTTTCACGTAGCGGGCCGCGACGAGCTTGGTCGCCGTCTTCACCTTCGCCGGCACCGCAGCCCATCCGAACTTCCCCGTCACCTCGACAGACCTCGGGAACGATGTCGGGAACACGTAGCCGCCGGACGGATGCACGCAGAACCGCGTCCACGGTCGCCCGTCGGCGGCGGCGTTCAACGGCTCGGCCGTGTAGTCGACGTTCACCGTCCAAGTGTTCTCGAACGTGCCGTCTCCTCCGTCGTCGGTCTTCAGGCTGGTGACCGTCACGATGTCGTCGACCTCGAGCGTCCACGGGTCGGACGGGGTGTAGTACCGCACCTGTGCGGCGTCGGCGTCGGCGTAGAAGCGCCGGCCGACGTGGTCGTCGACCTTGCGTGAGGCGGCGGCGATGACCTCGGCGATGTCGAGGTTCGCGAACGACGTGCCGTCCAGCGTCAGCGTCTTCTTCATGTCCTCGAGCTCGACGTAGCTTTGGCTGACGGGGGCGTGCGCGAGGAACTGGATCAGCGCCTCACCCATGTCCTGCGGCTTTCCGCTGGTCGTCACCTCCCACCATGCGAGGTAGGTGGCGGCGGTGTCGACGTCGCCGGACAGCCAGTCGTAGCGGACGGTGCCTGCGGGGGCGGACACGATCACGGCGGCGGCGTCCACCTTCAGCGTGGACGACCCGACCTGCCGCATCTTGAACTTGACGGTCGAGGATGACAGGTCAAACGCTGATCCGCCGACGGTGATCGTCTCGGAGATGCTCGGGCTGCGGTTACCGACGTACCATGTGAGCAGGTTGGGCATCACTGGTGCCTATCGTCAGGCGACGCCGGGGGTTGCGGGGTCGAAGAATCCCGCGGCGGGGGTGCCGGCGTCTTGGCCGCCGTTGGGGGTGGGCGGGTCGAAGAAGTCGGTGAGGACGACGAGGGTGGGCTCGCTCGGCGGGTTGCCTGACGCTGCGGCACCTCCGGCCGTGAGAGCGACGACGGCTGGGATCGTGACGCCCGATCCGACGGCGCCGCCGACCGATGACGCGACAGCGACTGTGGGAGCGACGCCTCCGGCGAGTGCTCCTCCCGGCGGCGGCGTCTCACCGCTCGACGAGCTTTCGGTCGGGGCGATGCCACCCGCTGTCGCACCGCCTTGCGTGAGCGGCACGACGGCGGGGACGGACGGGCCGGCGGCCGTGGCGCCACCGGCTGCTACGGACACTACTGGTGCCGGAGGGGCGCCAGCGGCGGCAGCCCCTCCGGACGTGACCGCCACGGTCGGCGTGGGCGCGGCCCCCGCGGCCGTCGCGCCGCCGGGAGCTGTGGACGCTATCGCTACCGTCGGGGCGACCCCGGCCGCCGTCGCGCCGCCAGGGGTGACGGGAGCAGTGGGGACAGGCGCGACGCCGCCGGCGACGCCGCCTGCGATCGCCAACGCGACGAGCACGACCGGCGCGACACCGGCTGCCGTAGCCCCACCCTGCGGCGCCGCCTCGATGACGGGGATGCCGAACGGCCCCCGTCCGGTGATGACTGGCGCTGGGAATGCACGCCCGAGGCGTGCCACGGTTACGCCCTATCTTTGGCGCGCGCGCGACTCATGCGCGACACCACTTGAGCCAACAGAGGACGTTCACGCTCGCCGTGACGTTGATGCCGATGCCGATCGAGTCGGCGGCATCTGCCGGCGAGTTCTCCTCGAGGCCGAGCGGGTTGGGGATCACGAGCGACCCCATGAACTGCGGGATGTACCCGTCCTTGATGTACGTGTAGGTGGTGCCTTCAGCGGAGTGCTTCTGCGTGACGGTGAGCCCGTGCGCCTGCGCCCTGCCGGCGACCTGCGTGGTGACGGCGGAGCCGGAGCCGGTGCCGGCGGTTGTCTCGTCTGACGTGAACAGACGCCAGGTGGCGGGGACGGCGCTGGATGTGACGCCGTCGGTGAAGATCGCCATCTCGAGGATCTTGATGTTGAACGTCGTCGGCGTGACGAGCTTCAACATGGTCTTGAAGCCGGTGGTGGCGGCGAACGCGGAGTCCATGCGGGTGATGTAGACGGCGTCCACTGTGTCGTCCTATCGGATCAGTAGGACGCGGCGCGCGGTACGGCGAAGTTCACGACGACCGGCGGCGGCGGGAAGACGACGACTTGAACGGGGCGGACGGCGATCAGCAGCGCCGAGTTCCGGGCGTTCGACAGGTCGACGCCTGCTGTGCCGACGTCCTCGGATGCGGCGTTCAGTTGGCGGAACGCGACGGCGATCTCGGTGCGTCCGACGGTGCTGTCGTCGGCGTGGTTCGAGTCGGCCCGGTCGGTGTAGCTGGTCGGCGCGGTCGTCCCTGTCGCCGTCCACGACCCGGTACCGGACGTCATGCCCGAACACACCACAGAGATCCACAGCGTGTCCTCGGCGTCCCATCCGGCCGGGTTAAGAGCGCCAGGGTCGGCGGCGGCTGACGTGCCGTCAGCGATCGTGCCCGCCTCGGGCGCGGTCGACTGGTGGGCGCCCGGAATGGCGAGCAGACACATCGACGCGTTCCCCGTCGGGGTGGCCGCCTGCGTCACCGTGAACGTCCCGGTCTCGGTGCCGTCCGAGACTTTGTAGGCTGCGCCGATCGCCATCGTCGACGCGTTCGTCGTCATCTGGTCGCAGAACTCCGTGAACGACGCGCCCCACGACGAGAACACGGTGCCGCCGGGTGCGCCCGCCCCGGACGAGTTCTGGTAGGCGGCGATGATCGCGATCAGCAGGTCCCCGGAGGATTTCGTCAGCGACGACAGGCTCGGGAACGTGCGGGTGCCGGACGTGTCGTCCTGGTTCGTGAACAGCACCTGACCGCCGGCGACGGTGGGGATCGTCGGGAACGCCACCTATCCCCCGTTGGCTCGCTAGGTGGCGTCGAGGTACAGCAGGCCGGCCGGGTCGATCTGCAACGTGTACGCCGTCGACACCGTCTGATTCACGTCCCATGTGAGCAGCGCGAACAGCTGCCGTGTCGCGTCGGTGCCGCTCGTGCGTTCGTACAGGACGCCGTACCTCCACGTCTTCGACGCCGTGAACGTCCACGTCGGGTCGCCGATGTCGAGCCGCACCTGATCGGACGTCGCGTCGTATGACAGCGTCGCCCCGGTCACGTCGTACCCGTTCGTCGTGTACCCGTTCCCGGTGGCGAGCTCGTTCGCGACGACGTCATTCCAGAAGTCGTCGCTGTCGAGGTTCGGCGTGTACGTGTCGACGACGAGCGCGAGGAACAGGTCGGCGACCTCGAGGTCGGTGTTCGCCTGCTGCTGCATGATGCGAAGCAGCCCCTGCCCGTACCATTTCACGGTGATCGCCATGCCAGGGTTCCTATCGGATCACGCGGCGACGGCTTGGGCGTGTGCCGGGTCGTGGGCGCCGACGATCCGGAGCCAGCCGCCAACCGACTCGATAGTCTCGGACGCCGCGTAGGCTGGTTCGCGTTCGCGGTCGCCGCGGCGGCGCGGCACCATCAGCCGCTCGCGGCCCGGATACAGGCGGGCCGCGACATCCGGCATCCACTCCGGGCCCGACGGGGGGACGCAGTACCGCCCCGTCGGCAGCGCCGGCGCCTGCAGCAGAAGCTCCACCGCTTCGTCCATCGGTGTGAAGTACCGCCAACAGTCCGTGACCGGCAGCGGCTCGGAGGCGGGCAGCGACTCCCATAGCCTGAACACGTTGCCAGACGACTCCGGGATGTTGTGGAAGCGGACGACGACGCCGCCGGCGTTCAGCACCATCCGCTCCGCGATCAGTTTGGACGCGCCGTACGCGGTCTCCGGGTCGCACGCCTTGCAGGTCGACGCGAGCACCACCTGTGCCGCCCCTGCAGCGTCGAGCACGTTGGCGGTGCCGCCGATGTTGACGGCCGCGACATGCTCCGGGTCGAGCTCGCCCTCCGGCGCGTGCTTCGCGCCGGCCAGGTGGTAGACGACGCGTGGTTTGAGCGCGCCTAGGACGAACCGCACCTGTGCGGCGTCGGTGACGTCCATCGTGTCGACGTCGTGGCCGACGCACACCTCCTCGCCGAGGCGGGCGCATAGCGCCTGCCCGACGGACCCGGCAGACCCCGTGACGACGATCACGCGATGGCTTCGGCTTCCATCGCCTCGATGTCGGCGTCCGAGATCCCGAAGAACGGCGAGATCTGCCCGTTCCCGAAGTCCAGGATCGGCCCCCACCTGTCACCCGTCCACATCGGATACGCCGTGTGGATCCCGATGTGACCCATCTTCTGGTCGACGTCGCACCAGATGCGAAACCCCGCCTCCCGCACCTTGCGGCAGAACACGAGGTCTTCGTTCTGGACGCCGTGCGATGTCGTGAACACCGGACGCTCGAGCGCGTCCAGCACGTGCTTTCGGATCAGCATGCCCGCCGACCCAGCGGCGTAGATCTCGTGCAGCCCCTGATGCGGCAGACGCGCGACCCGATGGTACGGCAGCCCTGTCGCCTCGTCCTGCCCTTCTTCGCCTTCGTAGACGACAGGGTCGAACGGCGCGTCTTTCTTCAGCACGAGCGGCACGACGACGTCTACGTCGTGCGCGAGGAGGTTCACGAGGATGTCCGGGGCGAACGTGTGGTCGTCGCCGAGGATCCACAGCCAGTCGCCGCGCATGCCGTCCACGAGGCCGTTGTAGTTGCCCGTGACGTCCATGCCCTGCCTGTTCAGGTACGCGGTCGTCGCCGGACGCATCAGCGCCTGATACGACAGCCAGAAGTCGGTGTAGCGCGCCAACTGCTGCGTGACGAGGCCGATCGTGCCGCACGCCTGCGACTCCTCGCCGGGATCCATCCCCAGCATCCGCATCACCGTCTGCGGATGCACGCCCGACACGAGCGGCTCACCAGACACGCTCTTCGACCTCCTCGCCTCGCTCCTCACCCGGTGAGGCGGTCGTCTGCTCCACCGCCGGACGCCGCAGATGCGGCTCGACCGGCTTAAACCAGTCGCGGTTCCCGATCGTTACGAGCGGATGGTCCGGTGCGACGAGCGTCTCGCCTGCGCGGAACGTGTACTGCTGCCCGTCCGGCGCCGTCCAGAAGCCGGACTCAACCGCGATGAGGGTCTCCTCCGGCGGGTTCCTGCGTGGTCGTGCCATGTTGCTCCCTCCTAGCAGGGTGTAGGGGGCGAGGCTGCTAGGCGCCCCGCCCCCATCTGGTCAGCCCCGACGCGCCTTCAGCTTCGCCTCGAGGTATGCGTCGTTCCACGCGACCTTCTCCTCGTCGGAGGCGTCCGCCTTCAACGGGCCGGCAGCCTTCGCCGCCAGCCCCGACGGGGTCTGATCGCTGTCCCGCCTGGCCTTCGGTGCGTCCTTGTCGGCCATCAGAGCAGGTACGTCCTGAACGCGTTGGTGAACAGCACGCCCGAGCCCGTCCGCCAGTAGGCGAAGTAGGCGCGGCCGCCGCGGGGGAACGGTCCGCCCGTGCTCAACAGGTGAGGCACGTACTCGACGGACAGGCCGACCCGGTCGGCGATCAGGAACTGCTGGAAGTCGCCGAGCACCGCGACCTTGTTCCCGGTCGTCAGCGTCGACGTGATGCCCGAGCTCGCGTACGCGTTCCACCCGAGGAGCGCGTACCCGACGCGGCCGTCTGTGGGCCCGCCGAGCGACCCGTTGCCGCCACGGCCGAGGCCGTACTGCAGGTTCTGGATCCACAACTGCGCGCCGCCGGCGGTGTCGAACTGCCGGAACTTCTGCAGCGCGATCCGTGACGCCACCCAGCTTGCGTTCTGCAGGAACCTCGGCGGCAGCGCCGCCTCGACCGCGTACACGTCGGTCGACGTGATCGACCCGCGCGTGGACGCCGTCACCACGGCTGTCGCCCCGGTGATGATCCCCTGCGGGGACGACCCGGTCGCGAACTGCGACGCCTCGAGCACGTCCTTCGAGTCGGAGATCGCCTTCGCCACCTCGGCCGCGAAGCCGGGGTAGTCCATGCCCACCTCGATCGAGAACGGCACGTACGCCCGCGCCATCTCCGTCGACACGCTCGGCTGCGCCAGCGTCAGCGAGTCGTCGGACACTTCCGCGAGCTCCGAGTCGAACGACGCCGTCACGCCGGCGGACGTCACGCCCTGCCAGGTGTCGACGTTGATCTGCTCCACCCGCGAGATCTGCCGGAACGGGTTGATTCCGCCGTCGGACGACAGGATGATCGTCGGGTCGAGCATGTACGGGACGCCGTAGCCGCCCGAGTTCGTGGTGAGCGACATCACGCGCTCTTCCTCGGACGTCCGCGGCTGCCCCTTCATGTATTTCGCCCAGCCCCGCACGTACTGCGGGTTGCCCGTCAGCAGCAGGCGACGCGCCAGCGTGCCGAGCTCGTCGTCGGCCTTCGCCAGCACGCGCTCGACGTTGCTCTGCGCCGTCTCCCTGTCCATCGACGGGAACTGCTCCCGCTCGATCGAGCGGAGGGCGTTGTCCCGCAGTTGCGACGCTGCCGCCGCCGGCGAGTCCGCGCCCATCCGGATCGCAGCCAGGTCGTAGATGTCGGAGGCCGACTTCCGCGAGATGACGCTGAAGTGCGCGCCCTGCTCGCGTGCCTCCGGCTGCTTCGCACCCTCGGACACCTGCTCGAGCCTCTTGCGAAGCTCGGCGACCGTCTCGCGGTGCTCGTGCTGCTCGTCGCGTAGCCGATTCCACTCAGCGCGCTCGTCCTCGGGCAGAGCCTCGCCCGCGAACTCCGCGTTGATCTCGTCGAGCCGCGACTGGATTTCGTCGAGTCGCGCCTCGCGCTCCTCGATCGTCAAAGACGCCAAGGTGCGTCCTCCCTTCGTGTCGCCAGATGATCGACGCGAGTGCTGCGGCTCGACGCCGCCCCGGCCGTGTTTCCCGGCTGCGGCTCGAGTGCTGCGGCTCCACCCACGAACTCCTCGATCTGGGCTCGCAGGTCGTACTCCCGCCACCAGTCGGTAGCGGAACGCAGGCCCGCCGACGCCGCCGGATACGCGGGGAACGTGACAGGCCCGAACTCCATCACGCGTGCCTCTTTGATCGTCCGCTCGGGCAGCCCTTCCGGGTTGTGCTCGGACTCCTCGGCGCGATGGTCGAAGTCTTCCTGGATCACGCGGAACCGGAACGAGGCGCCGTACAGCCCCTTACGCAGCCCCGACATCAGCATCGACGGGATCCCGTCCACGAGGCCGACCTCGTAGTAGGCGCCGCGGTCCTCCGCGCGCAACTCCTGGATCGTGCCGAGCGGCATCTCGCCGACCGTCGGGTCTTTCCCGTGGTTGAACAGCACCCGCATGTTGGCGCGGTTCTCCTTGAACGTCTTGTCGAACGCGCCCGGAGCGATCCGCTCGAGGAACCTCCCTTCGAACGACGAGTTGATCTCCGTCCACGAGTCGAACACGGCGAAGTGGCCGACG